GGTATGGCAACTGTCAACGGTAAGCTTGTGCTTATTGATGACTCTATGCCTGTTGAGGAAGATGAATCTACTGCTGTTTTTGCGGCAACTTCTGATGTCGCTGTTGTCTCTGGTAAGCAGTATTACCTTCGTAGTGGTTCTGCAAGTAGCTATGTTTATACTAAAGTTACCAGCCCTGTTACTGCTGATATAGCATCTTACTATGAGAAAGTTGTTGCTGGTGATGCAATTTATACAACTTATCTGTTTGGTGATGGTGCGATTGAATATACTAACTGCGGCGCAAAAGTGCCTGCTGAAATGTCCCGTGACCCTAAGACTAATGGTGGACAAGATACTCTATACAATCGTCAGAGAAAGTGCTGGTCTCCTTATGGTATTAGCTTCACAATGGCGAATGTTTCCACTCTGTCTCCTACTGACGAGGAACTTGCAGATGGCACTAACTGGGAACTTGTCAATACCGGCGGCGTTGCAAATAAAAAGTATATTAGCCTGAAAGCTATTCCGATTGCTCGTATAATCTCCAAGGGCTAATTTTATATAAACGAGGTGGATTTAGTCATGTATCTAACTTATGAAGAATATAATACCATGGGTGGAGAAACAATGTCTGAATCCACCTTTGACCAATTAGAATTTGAAGCAAGTACACAAATTGATTGGTGGACATTTTGTAGACTTAAACGTGATGTTGAAAAAGGCATTGAAATGCCAGAAGCAGTTAAACGTTGTGTATTTAAAATAATCCAATTATTAGAAATGCAAAATAGTGTTATGCTTATTGATGCTGTCGATGAAGAAGGCAATATAACAAAAGGCATTATGGCACGACAATCTAATGATGGAGTATCTTCTGAATATGGAACAATTACTGGTAATATGGCAATTAGAACAATTCAGAGTCAATTAAAAAATTTGATTCAAATGTCTTTACAAGATGTAAAAGATTCGTTGGGTCATAAAGTGTTGTTTAGAGGATTATATCCTGGGGAATAAGTGGGATAATAAATGTTAGACGAAAAGAGTGTCCAGCAGGTTTTATTCTAGGTGTTACTAAAATTTGTAAAGCTGATAGAGAGGGGTTATATCCAGGTGAATAGTTACGGACCTTGGTGGAATACAACACTAACAATCTATAATAAATTTGTTGACCCACAAACACAAATCGTTAGATGGTATCGTCATGTTGTGCATAAAGCATTTTGGAAAGCTGACGGCAGAGAAATTATCATCGGAAAAACTGTTTTAAAGTCTGATGATATTATTTGCAGAATCAGAGTAGATGATGCTTTTTTAGAAAAACACGAATGGGTAAAAAAACCTAATGACGAAATGAGTAATTATTTTACTCTTGGCGAAGGTGATATTATTGTTCGTGATGAAGTAGAAGATGAAATTGACGAATACACTACTGGTATGCGTTCCACAGATTTACTAAAGAAATATAAAGCTTTACAAGGTTGTATGGAAATTAGAACGTGGACAAATAATACTGGTGGTAGTAGAGGTAGTGAACATTATTTTGCGAGTGGAAAATAATGGCAAGAGTATATATAAAAGTTAGTGCAAGAGATATTCGTAGTGCTGTTCAGCGAAAAGGTGTAAAAAATATCATAGCATTAACAAAAAATCCAGCAATACTTAAACAAATTGGTGAAGAGGCTATACGACTTTTAGAACCATATATACCAGAAGATACAGGTAATTTAATTGATAAAGGTCATGTTGTTTATCACGAAAAACAAGTTCAATTATCGTGGGGAACAAAGTATGCATCTTATCAATTTAATGGTAAAATATATGGTCCAAACTTTTTAATAAAAAAAGGAAAACTTGCTGGACAATGGCGTTCACCAAAGAATAAACCTAAATATGATACTGGTCGTACACTAAACTATACTAAAAGTACAGCAAGACCACATTGGACAGATGAGGTAAAACCTGGTGGTGCAGAATTTGAAAAACTTGTTGCTTTTGCAGAACCACTCATAAAGAAAGAGGTTCAAAAGAATGGTAGATAAACACCAAGCAGTTATTGATTATATAATCAACTGCCCAAATATACGAAATAGCCCTCTATATTTCAATTTCATTAATGCGCAAGATGACACCAATCAATTTGTAACTAATTCTAATGATAGATATACAAATACAAGATATATTGACGGTAGTATTGGTAAGTTATATACTTTTACTATAATAACCTTTAAATCTATAAATGATAATGCAGTAGTTAAATTGCCAGATTATCCAAATGAGAATATTTTAGATTTAACAGATATTCAAGCTTTAATTAATTGGATAATTGAACAAGATGAATTACAAAATTTTCCAGATTTTGGAGAAGATTGTATAGTCGAAAGCATAGCAACAACTACTGATGAACCATCATTTGACGGAATTGACGAACAAACAGAGCCTAATTTGGCTGTGTATAGTGTAACAATTGAAATTTCTTATATTGATATAAGTAAACGGCTTTGGAGGTAAAGACATGGCTATTGCTTCGATTAATCTGCCCGACCATCAGCGTGCTCCTCGTAAATTACTGATTACTGTAGCTGAGTGGATGGAAGGAAGTACACAAAAGCGTGAAATTCTTGGACGTAGAACCGAAGATTCAAGTATTGAGTACAATGCTGATATAGAGACCACAACTGATATTCTTGGCATCAATTATACTGATGTTAACAAGACTCAGCCTCAGCAAGATTTTGATCCGTTCCTTGTTCTTGGCGGTTCTGACCTTGCGGCGAAACTTAATGATATTCGTAGACGTAACGCTATTGAGGAACTTTCCCAATTTACGCTTTATATCATTACTGCTTTCACTGGTTCTTCTGGTTCATATCCTGCTGAAAAGCATGTTAACTGCACTATTGCATATAACAGCATTGGTGGTGATGTTAATGTTAACTTCCCGATTTCTGTGTACTTCTCTAATGAGATTACAACTGGTACAGTTAATAAGTTATCCGATGACTTCACGTTCTCGGCTGATGCTTAAAATTTAATATTAAAGGAGAAGAAAAATGGGTACAAAGAAAAATAATAAAGGAATCATTGATATAAGTCTTGCATCGGAAAAACAGCAAATTCGTATTGATGGTGATGATAATAGAATCATTGAAATTGATACCGCTGATATTACTGTTCTTAAAAGATTGCAAGATATTTATCCCAGATTGAATGACCTTGGCATAAAGGGATTTGAAATTAATGATGATTCTGATACATTGACGGAAGAAGCTTTAAATGCTGTAACAACTGCCTTAGATGCTATTGATAAAGAAATGAGGGAACTTATTGACTATATATTCGATAGCAAAATTTCTGATATATGTGTGCCAAACGGTGCAATGTATAACATGAAAAATGGCGAGTTTATGTTTGAGAGGATTCTTGATGCTCTGTTCAAACTTTATGCAGATGAGATTCAGAAAGAATTTGGTTTAATGTCTGATAGAATGAAACAGCGCACAGGAAAATACACAGGTAATAAATAATGTATGAAATTCCTACCAAAATAATATTAGATGGTAGTGAGTTTGCGATACAAAATAATGGAGACTACAGAATGGTCTTGGATTGCTTTGCGGCATTGCAGGATGCTGACCTTAATTCCAAGGAGAGGTTATTCTGTAGTCTCATTATTTTTTATGCAGACATAAATACTATCGGTGATATAAATAAATTTCCAG